ACGGTCCTGACTCTGAGCTTGGACGATCTTGGAGTCACGTACCCCACCGTGTTTGGCTCGCCGGGTAAGACCGGGAATACCTCGTGGGTACCGGGTACTCAAGGCGTGTGGGCGATTCATCAGGGTGAGGGCGCCGGCGGATCGCTCAACTATCTCCGGCTGATTCTCGCTGGCCACCACGTGACCGGAAAGTGGGTAACGCTGACCGGGGACGCGGACCTGAATCCCAGCGGCCACCGGTTCCCCGTGTTCAATACGTTTGATCTTCTTGGTCAGCCCGTGGCTATGTGCTGGGAGGGCGTAGACTGGCTGCTGGGTATAGAACCCAAGAACGTGCTAGACGCGACGGGCGACAACCAGAACGGCGTGGACGCCAACCCCGAATCCGCCGGGCATTATTTCGGGCTTGGAGAACAACATCGACCCAACGTAGCGGACCTCAACCCGAATCTGGATCCCGCGCTGTACCAGCCTTCCACGGTGGTCCCGGCTGCGGCCACGCCGTCCAACCCCGTGACCATGCCTACCACGTCCTCCCTGTTCGCCGCGTGGCGGGAGTACACGAGCTCCACGTACACCGGGGACGGAATCGTAGGTTTGTCCCCCCTTGCTGGCGACGTGATCCAGTACATGCTCGAGCGCGCCGGGCTGGTAGTCGATTACGGGCGCATGTTGACCGCGGCCAAGGCGTTGAACCTTTACCGGTTCGACTGTGTGATCGACGGTCGCGTAAAGCCGTTGGAGTGGTTGGAAAGCGCGATCATGCCATTCGTCCCGGCCAGTATCGTCTATGGCGTAGACGGCTGGTACGTGGTGGTCTGGCGTCAGGATGCAACGTACGCGGACGCCACGGCGGTGTTGGACGTTGACGTGGACAGCGCGATCCGGCTTGTCGGGGACGTGGACTTTGACAGCGACGTGGTGAACCAGTGCAGCCTTCAGTACCGGTACGACGTCCAGCACAGTAGGTACACCTCCACCATCTGGCGAGGTGGGCGACCGAATGACCAGCCCGTGGTCTCGTCCACGGTGGACACCGGCGCCACCACGTACGATCCGAGTCAGGACGCGTACAGTCGGATCTCCCAGGCGGTGTTTGGGGTACAGAACCGAGCGTACACGAGCGCCAATATCTATGACAGCGCGACGGCTGGACGTGTCCTCGCAGACAAGATCCGAGCGTTCAGCCAGCCCCGGATGCGCGGCACGTACACAGTCCCTCGGTCCTACGCGCTCGAGCTGGGACAGGTAATCACGCTAACCGATCCTCAGCTGTCGCTCTCCAAGCGCGTGGCACTGGTGGAGCAGCTCGAGATTGATAGCACCGGTCTGGATGGTGTGCGGCTGTTGTTCATCGCGGATCCACTCCGAGATTCATGACACATTGTCCCGCTGTGTTATCGTCCCGCTTGGAGCTTTGATCATGCCTGACTCAACCATTGACCGTTTGTTTCTCATGCTTGAAGCTCAGGCCAAACTGGCAAGCTCAGAACGCGCCGAGCTTACGAAGGCGTTTGAGCGCCAACTGACGGGGCTCCGTTGGGAGCTCCGCGGGATCGCGTTGACCGCGGCGGTGATTGTCCTCGCTCTGTCTGGTATTGGAGTCCGGATCAAAGCTCCGGGCGTTGACGTCACAACCTCGCCGGACCAGTCCGTGGTCTCGGTGAACGTTGATCCCGCTACACCCGCCGAGGCCGAGCCGGCGCCCTACGTGCCCGATCCCGCGGACGCTGACCACGCACCTCTGGAGTAACTATGGACGCCATGCACCTAACGCCCACGATCATAAATCTGATCCACGACCTCGCCAAAGCCATTGGGCCGCGTTCTCCGGGTGGTCGCAAGGTGACTCCCGACGAGGGCCGCGCTATCGCTCAGGACGCATACAAACTGGCTGAAGCGCTGCTGAAGATGGTCGGCAACAAGTGAACCTGTCCCCTCACTTCACGCTGGCGGAGTTGACCAGAACGAGCTCCGGCCAGCCCAACGTTCCCAACGCCGCCGACACCAAGTCGCTGGTGGCGTTGTGCTCCTCGCTGCTCGAGCCGATCCGCACCAAGTTTGGCCCGGTCTCGATTCACAGCGGGTTTCGCTCCAAGGCCGTGAACGAGGCCATAGGGGGGTCCAAAACCAGCCAGCATATGAAGGGCGAGGCCGCGGACTTTCACTGTCCAGCGGCCAAGCTTGAGGACATCATGCGCTGGATCGTCACCGAGTCCGGATTGAAGTACGGACAGGTGATCCTCGAGGGACACACAGCCGGCAACCCAACATGGATCCACCTCTCGTTGGGCGCACCGTGGCGGCTCGGGAGCGCGTGCATGCAAGCTCTCACCTTTGACGGCAAGAGCTACCACCCATACAAACCCTAGCGGTTCGTTTCATAGACTGCGAGCTGCTCCAGCCCTTGGACCAGCAAGAACCGGAACGGCCTAACGGTTGAGTCCACTTCGATGCGGCCCTTGCGCTCGAGCTGCGCCAGAATGCCACAAACTGTGCGATCTGCGACTCCAAGCGCCGCCACGTCCTTCCGAGTCAGTGGCCCAAAAGTTCGGAGCGCGTCCAAGATCTGAAGCGTGGTTGACGGCTCAAACTCGCCAACCACGGAGTACACGTCATGGCGCCGGGTGATCACGCCGCGGCGAAGAAGCTCGCTCAGCTTCTGCTGAGTCCATAGCAACGTGTGACCGCTGACCAGCTGGAGCTCGCGGTCCGTTCCGGGCATGCGCTGGATCATGTCGATCACCTCGGGCAAGCGAGGGCGGTAAGGCTTGTTCATGCTTCCACCTCGGGAGGCATATCAGCATCGGTGCCCCAGACGCGCCCACCGGGATTGGCTTGATAGGCCAACTTGCGAGCGTGAAGGAAACGCGGGATCAAGATTGTGGACATGTTGAACCCATGCGGTCCTTTTCCCATGCGATCAATGTGACGTCCGATCCAGATCCGTTTCTTCTGCATAGCGTCCACCGTCCGGGACTCTTCAGTAAACCAGCCCACGTGAAAGTCTCGGGCCATAGCGCCGTACCGCTGCTCAAGCCATTCCACGCCACGAGGCGGAACCGCCACGAAGTCTTTGACGGCCAAGGTTTCCAGATCATGGAGCATGACAAACGCCACGCGCTGGTCCGGCTTGATCTCACGAGGTGGGCCGTAGCCACCGGGAAGCGGAGCAATAGGGGTGCAGTCTGGAAACTGGTTGTTGACGCCAAAGCGCCAGATGCACTCTCGAAGCATGTCACGCGGGACCATTGGTCACCTCGTGATCATGTCCGCCGCGTTCAATGCACGCGGCAAACACCAACAACAGACTACGTTCTGAGTGGCTCAGCATCGGTCTATCTGGCTCAGCTGGGTGCATGGCGCTGGCCTCACGCCGCAACCACGCCACCACGTTCTGGCGCTCCTCACGAGCGCCGTCCTCCCACGCGTGATCGATGTACTCACCAAGGGTCTTGATCGGTTCGTTGCTCACTTGGAGCTCCGAATCACCACAGAGCGCGTGGTCAACAGTCCACAACCATCCACAAGCTCACCGGCCTTGAGCGCGTCCTTGAGCTTGGTCTTGTTGGCTTCGACCTTGACGCGTTGAAACGCCAACGGAAGGAGCGTGGCGTCCTCGGGCGCCGTGACGGACTCAGTGGCCAACAGCCAGGCGGAGAACGTGGGCCGCTTTACCTTGGGCTCCTCACCCAGCTGTTCCATGGCGAGGAGGAGAAGCGTGGCCAGATCGCGGACACGCTCGGACTGTTTGGCCATGCGTTTCCGGGCTGCGGAGATCGCGTCTGCTTCAGCCTTCAGCGCCACGTCCTCAATCTCCAGACGCTTGAGGACGGCGTGGTACGCTCCGATCTTGTCGTCGCACGAGTCCAGCCACGCGGCCAGCTGCGGGTCCAAGATCTCGGGATCGGCTCCCTCCAGGCTCTCGATAGTCGCGATTATGTGCGCGGCTTGGGCGTACAGTTCATATCCGGTCATGCGCGCACCAAATGCCAGCCGGATACTATTGTCGCGCCGGTCAGGTTCGCGTCGGTCAGGTTCGCGCCGCACAGGTTCGCGCCGATCAGGTTCGCGTCGGTCAGGTACGCGCCGCACAGGTTCGCGTCGGTCAGGTTCGCGCCGGTCAGGTACGCGCTGGACAAGTACGCGCTGGACAGGTCAGCGCTGGACAGGTCAGCGCCGGACAGGTACGCGCCGGTCAGGTTCGCGCGCTGTCCAGTAGTAGGGTCCGACAACCATAGCGCGTGTTGGTCAATAATGTTTTTGAGTTGCTCAGAGGTCATTGTTCATTCTCCAAGGCGGTAATGCCTACGGGCTAAGGCCCGTCCTCTCTCGAGGTACGGGCCAGATTGGCAGAAACGATCAGAACGGAAGATCGTCGTCCTCGGACAACGCCGCCGCCGGCGCGGACTGGTCAGATGCTGACCGATCAACGAGACCCGGAAGGCGGTTGGTCCAACGAACCTGAGTCCGATTCTTGCCCGCGTACTCCGAGGTCTCCACCACGATCTGAAGCTCCTGACCGAGGAGCACGTGGTTCCGGCTGGTAGCATCGTTTGGCTCAAACGGTGCGTTCCAGCCCACAGCGCGGAGCAGGTTTGCGGTCACGAACCCGCGTGTCCCTTCCACCGGGTACCAGCCCCGGATCGTGGCGTTGCCGTTGCTGAACGTCACCACGAGCTGATCGCGGCCACCGTCCCACTGGACGTCCTCAATCGTGACTCGGTGCTTTCCGTCCGCGATCATGCGGGAGCCGCCACCACCGGACGGTTTGGACTTTTCGGGGAATGCGTTGGGATTGAATGCCATGGTAGTTATTCCTTGTTTGCTTCGATGGAGAGAAGGGCCATGTGGCCTTGTTCGGTGGCGAGGTACGCCAGAAACTTGGTGCGGCTGGCTTGATCCAGCAGGTGAGGCGCGGGACGCTTGAGCAACGTACATACAAGCTCCGCGTCTTTGGGCTCAACCTCAAGGCGTTTGAGCTCCGCGTGGTACGCGTCACGGTGTTGGGTCCAGCTCGAGTGTGACGCGGTAACCGGAACAGGTGCTGGCGAGCTCGCCGGCTTGACCGCCACGCCTTGGGCCGCGTTCCCGTCGTCGTCCGAGTTGTCGCCCGGAGCGATACCACAGGCCAACATAACGCCGTACCTGCGGGCGTACGTGATCGCACTGGCCACAGACTGGGGACCGCCGTCTTTGGCCACCATCGTGACCGCGCCGCAGTCCAGCTGTTCGCCGCTGGAGTGCCGGAGGACCGTGTGGAGCGAGACCACGCGGGGATCGGCTTGCGCCACCACGTAGTGAGTCACGGCGATACCGTGGCTGGCCAGCGGGCGCACCGCGTCCAGAACGCTCGCAAGGTCCGCGTACTGCGACCGGAACGCGGGGTTCGTGCGGTCCTTGACCGCGTGTTGGAGTTCGGCTTGAGCTTTGGCCAGTGCGGCGTTCAGAGCGGGAGTGGGTTCAATCATTGACGTGTGCCTCGATGTAGGTTTTGAGCGCAAGGCCGGGACGGCCATAGGGTAGGGAAGCTGAGCAGCCGGCGAGGTAAGACACGGCGATTATGATCACCGCGCCGACGAGCACGACAGTCGCGACGATGCCGAGGTCATCGCGGGTCATGCGATCACCTTCAACGAGTCATAGTCCAGATCTTCCGGCTGCGGGATGCAGACCGCGCCGGCAAATCCGCCAAACGCTTTGGCCAGTGCGCGGCGAGCGTGGTACCCGCGCTCATCGGCAAGCTGGAGGAGCATCGCGGTGTGGTCGTTGCCGAGGCCGGACGGGAGCGCAGCCAGCCGGTCATAGTCGTTTTTTGCGTTGTCGCGCTCAATCTCAAGTTGGTGTTGAAGCTCGTCGGCTGCGGCATGGAGCCGAGCAAGGGCGATCAGGATGTCGATAGGGGCTTGCATGTTGTTCTCGTGCTTCGATGTTGCCGGGTTCATTCCCGACACCAGATCCTTACCCGGTCGCTGCGTAGGTGTCCAGACATTCCGGAAAGAATATGCGCGATTCTGTAAACATTCCCGGACTGTCTGGACTAAGGCACTCGCCGGGATAGGGAAGGGCTGGAGGTTTCCATGTCCTTGTCCACCTTATTGAAGCAGCTGCGGGAGCGCCAACGGCTCCGTGTGGCGGACGTCGCTACCATGCTGGACGTCTCGAAGTCCTCGATCTACGCGTGGGAGTCCGGCGAGAACGAGCCAGCCCCGGCGCAACTGGTACAGCTGGCTAACGCGTACAACGCCACCAAGAAGGACCGCGCCGAGATCGCCCGGCTGAAAGCGTTTGGACCGGATGAGGCGGTGGCCAGTGACTGAGTTCCGTTGCACGATCAACCAAGCGCCGCTCGGGAAAGGACGGCCACGCGCCACGGTGCGAAACGGGAAGGCTCGCGTCTACACTCCCGCGGCCACGGCGGACTGGGAGCATTACGCCGCGCTCGAGCTCGGGAGCCGCTACCGAGCGGCCTACGGTGCGGAGCCAGCCAACTACATGGCCGGCGCGCTCGGGCTGGAGCTCGTGGCCGTGTTTGCGCGCACGAAGGCACTGGCCAGCATGAACACCAAGGGCATCTATAAACACGGCGCCAAACGCTTCCCACACGGCCAGAAACCCGATCTGGACAACGTGCTCAAGGCCGTCTGTGACGCGCTCGAGAAGGCTGGCGTGATCGAGGACGACAAACAGATCGCCGTTCACCACGCGTCCAAGGTCTGGGCCGCGGCGGGTGAAGCGCCGGCGGTTCACCTTCGTGTGTGGGTGCTGTCATGACCTGCCAACAGGAAGGATGTACCCGCAAGGGCGAGCTGGCATGCATGGTGGGCGAGGTCCGAAAGGTGCTCTGTATCGAACACCAAGCCCGCTACCGCCAGGCCATGTCCTGTGGTGGCCGGAAGATCGTTATCCACCACGGTGTGGACCTTGAGGACTGGACACCGCCGCGCCCGATCCGCATGGTGCCGGTGGAGGACGTTCCGGACCTCGGGCTTCCGCATGGCGTTGGCGATCCCGCGCCCACGTTCTCACTGGCCCACGTGCTCCAACAGCTGGACCTCACCCACACGCCGCCACCGGCTCCTCCCGTCCCTCCTCCCACTCTCCAGGTGATCATGCCCGTTTCCCGTCCCCTCTGTCTTTGGTCCGATTGTGACCGCCCCAATCAGCAAGGCGTCTGCTGCATGATGCACAATGACCGGCTCCGGAAGTTGTACGGAAGCGCTTCCAGACTCACCGAGGAGCAGATCAACGCCGCGCCTAAGGCGTGGGACAAGCGCATGGAAGAACGCGCCGAAGCATCTAGGGCACAGCTTGCACAGGCTGGAAAGGCCAAGGTCGCCGCTATTGTCAAGGCGCGACCTGTGGTCCCGGCTGCGGAAGAGGTGCCAACCGTGAAGGCCGCGCCGGTGGAGCGCGTGGCGAGCTCGCAACCAGCCACCGACGCGCCCAACGTGGCGCTGGCGCTCGTGCTCCTTGATGCGGCTGCTGACCTCATTCTGGATCGCAAGCTCCGGGCGTTGTTGGATGCAGCTCGGGCGGTGCTTTCATGACCCGCGCCGAAGCGTGGAAGATCTGTCTGGCGCAGCGCGTGGCCGCGTGGGACCGCCGGGCGTTGGCGCTGGCCGGCGCGACCACTCCAGAACAGGAGCGGGAGATCCGAGCCCAGTACAAAGTGGAGTGGGACGCCGCGGCGGACGAGTGGAGCCGCAACATGGACGAATGGATCCGGACCTCAAAAGCGGAACAGAAACTGTGATCGCACCGTTCCACCACTCGCTGGCCGGCGTGGCGCTGCTCCTCTCGGTCTCGGTGCTCTCGTTCGCTCTGGGAATGTGCGTGGGTGTTGCACTCATGTTGTTGAGTTAGTGACTTGAGCTCACTCCTGAGTGGCCGGGCGTCCGGTCTGGGCTGGTCTGGTGTTGTTCCCAGACCAGCCCTTTTCCGTTTTCGTGATATGCTTTCGATGCCGTTGGCGCTCGGGAGTCATGAACCGAGCGGGGGCCAGATTCACTGGCCCCCTCCGCTGGCGGTCGGAGTCCATCGTGATTGATTATCCCGCGCTCTGCGCGCTCTTTGACGCGCCCAGTGCGTCCTCGCTTGCAGCCTTGAACCTTGACTCCACGGTGGAGTGGGACCGGCTCAACTCGTTCGCTCAGAATCCCAAGCTCCGGAAGTGGCAGAGCGAGGCGCTCCCCGCGGCGCTCTGCTCCATCTATGCGCGCCGGGCTGGCGTGATCGCGGCCACCACGGGCGCCGGGAAGAGCATCCTTCAAGCGGAGCTGATCCGGCTGTACCTGCTGGACAACCCAGAAGCCCGCGTGGTGGTCACCGCGCCGTCGATCCGGCTCGTGGACCAGCTGGCCGACACGTTCGCCCAGTGGCTCCCCTCTGGGTGCGTTGGCAAGTGGTACACGCACGGGAAGCAGGGAGGACGTCAAGTGATCGTAGCATGCAACCCGTCCGCGGTGGCGCTCGCTCAACACCTCGCTGGTCACGGGATCGTAGCGGACCTCTGGATCGCGGACGAGTGCCACAAAACCGAGTGCGCCACGTTCGGCGTGGGCGTCAACGTCGACGTGGACCGCGCCGGGTTTCCCAGTGTGGCCCGTCTGGGCTTCACCGCCACGCCGTTCCGCTCAAGCAACAAGGCCACGATCCAGCTGTTCGACACGGTGACGTACCGGTACCCACCAGCCGAAGCCATGCGGGACGGCGCCATAGTCGACTTCCAGATCATCCCGTGGGACGAGACCCGGAGCAGCGTGGACACGGACGAGGCGTGCATAACGATGATCCGCGAGCTCGGACCAGAGCGTGGTCCAGGCGTGGTCAACGCCACCACGATTCAGGACGCGGAGGACTACTGCGCCGTCCTCGAGGCCGCGGGCTTCAAGGCCCGTCCGCTCCACAGCCGGCTCAACGCTCAGGACAAAGCGGAGACCGTGGAGGCGCTCCGCTCTGGTGGGCTGGACATGATCGTTCATGTATCCATGCTGGTGGAGGGCGTTGACTTCCCGTGGCTCCGCTGGATCTGTCTGCGCCGGCGCGTTCGGTCCCGCGTCCGCTTCATTCAAGAGGTGGGCCGCGTGCTTCGAGCATCGCCGGGTAAGACGGTGGCCAAGGTGCTGGACCCCAACGATCTGTTTGGTGAGTTCCAGTTGACCTACGCGGACGCGCTCGGTCTGCTGTTCAATGACGCGGAGCCGGAGGCGCTTGAGCTCGCCGAGGAGAACGCGGAGGACGCGGAATGCAAAGACAACGAGCGCCCCGCAGAGCAGATCCAAGCGGCGAGGACCACGGCGTTGGGCCGCTACGTGCGGGAGCTCCGGCTGGCGCTCCTTGCGGAAGGGCTGGCCAAGGACACGAAGCAGCTTGCTGGCCGGCTGTGGCGGGAGCACGCTCCGAGCGCCAAACAATCCGCGTATCTGGAGAAGCTGAAACCGATGATTCGGGCGGTCTGTCTCGAACATTCTACGGGTCTCCAGCAACTCCTCACATGCCCGAATCTCACCAAGGGCATAGTCTGCGACATGATCGATATTTTGAGCGGGCTGAAAGACGCCGCCCGCGCCGGGAAGCTCCCGGCTCAATGGCGTCCGAGCATGGCGATCCGCGTCCCCTGTGCCGATGCGTTCATGCCTGTGTTGGTTCCTCCGGGTCAGCCGGTCCCCGTCTACGTCACCGGCGCCATGAACAAGGAGAACGCATCCATCGCGCTTGTGCGCCGCGGTGAGGTGCTGTACTCCATGGCTCGAGAGAAGCGGAAAGGGGACACGTGGTCCAGACTCACGGCTAACGCCATTCGGTTCGCGGTCAGCCAGTACCAGGCGGAAGAGGTGGCCACGCACGACAAGGACGCGTTCGACGTGTTCAGCGGGCCGGACGGTTGTGACGGCGTGGGCGTACGGCTGATCAAGCAGAGCGAGAACCCGTCCAGTGGCGCCGCGTGGGGCGCATGCGTCCGGAAAATGACGACATGAGCCAGCTCCTCAAGGTGGCCAAAGCCTACGTGGCCAAGGGCTGGCGCGTGTTCCCACTGGACGGGAAAGTTCCGTTCGCAAACACCCACGGGCTCCTTGAGGCCACGGTGGACGCGGCGCAGCTGGACGCGTGGTGGAAGCGCTGGCCAGCGGCCAACATCGGAATCCGGACGGGCGAGCTCGCCGGCGCTGGGTCTGGAATCTGGGTGTTAGATCTGGACGCGGACACGGACGCGGAGGAGCGCGTGGAGCTCGCCGCGGCGGGACGTCCCTACCGCGAGACCTTGACCGTTCGGACGGGTGGAGGTGGTCTCCATTTTGTGTACCGGTTTCCGCTGGAGCTCGCCACGTGGCTGAAGGCCAACAAGCTCCAGCTGCTCACGCGGAACAAGATCGGCGGGAAGGGCTTGGACGTCCGCTCGGACGGTGGGTACATCGTGGCCGTTCCAAGCGTCCACCCAGATACCGGGCTGGCCTACGCGTGGGCCAACAAGGCGCAGATCGCGGACGCTCCCGACTGGTTGGTACGGTTCGTGAGCAAGGCAACGGAGGAGCGCCGCGCCGCTCCACCACCACCCAAGGCTGAAGCCGGCGCGGGGTTCGGTGCGGCTGTGCTTCGAAACGCGGTGGCCAAGATCTCAAGCGCCACGACGGGCGAGCGCCACGGCGTGCTCCTCGCTCAAGCTCGGACGGTGGGCGGGTACCTCGTGAGCGCCGGGATCTCAATCCATGACGCGGAGACAGCTTTGATCGCCGCCGGTGAAGGCTGCGGCAAGCCCGGCTCCGAGGTGCGGCGGACAGTGCGGGACGGACTGGGCTACGGCCAGAAGCTCCCGCTGTCTGTCCCCGAGCGCCCACAGCTCACGATCATTCGGCCCACACGTTCCGAGTCTGCGCCGCAACTGGACGCCGCGGACGTCGACATGGAGGAGGAGGCCGTGGCGCTTACGAAACTGGACCAAGGGCGCGAGCTTCTGGCGCGGGCTCTGTCGGTCCTGTACAATGAAGCCACAGCCCGTCCTCAGCGGCTTGAGCTGGTCCGCGAGCTCACCGGCTCGGTGGACCTGCTGGTGGAGGTGGCTGAGGCCAACGAAGTGGAGTGGACAACGTGGATCGGCGCCGCCGAAGCTGCGGGCGGGATGGGCGAGCATGTCCGCAACCTGAAACGCTCCGTCAAGGTCAGCCAGGACAAGCTCCGCACCGAGGAGCGCACCGCGAGACAAGCCACACGCGGTCAAGCTGTCGGGAAGGAACGGGCGGCGATCATGTCTCGGTTGGCGACCACGGAAGAAGGGAGCGTGAAAACCACGTACGCCAACATCGTGACGATCCTCCGCGCTGACCCGCGGTACGCGTCCCTCCGCTGCTCCACACTGGGTGGCGTGGTGGAGGTGGAGGCCGCGGAGCTCGAGGAGGGACCGGGGACGGCGGACTTGTGCGAGTGGCTACGGGACAGCTACGGGATGGACGCCGGCGAGGTCATGGCAAAGACCGCGCTGTACGCGGTGGCCGCGGGACGCATGTACTCGCCGGTGAAAGACTATCTGGAGTCCGTGCGCGGCAAGGCCACAGGAGACACGGTGGGCCAGCTGCTTCGTGACGTGTTGGGGATCACCGAGCCCACAGAGATGCAAGCGGCCATGGTCGGGCGGTTTCTGATCTCCGCTGTCGCTCGAGCGCTTGAACCGGGATGCAAGGCGGACACCGCGCTGGTCCTTGTGGGCGAGCAGGGCGCCAAGAAGAGCAGCTTCTTTGAAGGGCTGTTTGGAGAGTTCTTTGGAGACTCCCCGATCCCCATCGGCAACAAGGACGCCGCGATCATGATGTCCCGCGTGTGGGGCTACGAAGCCGCGGAGCTCGAGGACTTGACCAGCAAGCGAAGCGCGGAGTCTGTAAAACAGTTCCTTGGCACGCGGAAGGATCTGTACCGGCCACCATTCGCCCGGGCGGCGATCCTTCAGCCACGCCACACGGTTCTGTGCGGGAGCGTCAACCCCGTGGGCGGCGCCGGCGGGACCGCGGCGTTCCTGTCGGACCCAAGCGGCTCGCGGCGGTTCTGGATCCTCACCATTCCGCCCAAACACGTGATCCCGATCCAACGGCTTCGCGAGCTCCGGGACGCCGTGTGGGCGGACGCGCTCGAGGCGTACGAAGCCGGTGAGGTCTGGTGGTTCACCCGCGAGGAGGACAAGGTGCGGGAGGAGGACGCCCAGCAGTACCAGATTGAGGACAGCTGGACCTCCCCGGTGGGCGCATACGTGGAGAACGAGGGCGCGCTGGCCACGTTCAGCACATCGGACGTTCTGAACGCCATAGGGCTGGACATCGGTCAGCGGACCGCCGCAGCCTCCAGCCGGGTACGGGCGATCCTCGTTCGCATGGGGTGGGTGGAGAAGGCCAGCCCCGCAGGGTTTCGGGGCTTGCGTGTCTGGCGCAAGGCCTAGAAAGGCGGCATGTCCGGATCGTCGTCCGCCAGTTCGTCCTCGTCGTCGTCGTCGTTGTCGAGGTCGGGAAGGCCCGTGTGGAGCAACTGCGGGCGAGGTTCGGGCCGCAGGGCTTCCAGCCCGGGGATCGCGCCGCGGAAGGCCAACCGGACCAGCAGCGTAAGGACTTGCGCTTCAGCGAGGCCCGACTGGTCGGACATAGCCTTGAGCTCGTGGCGGACCACGGGCTGGAATCGGACGTTGAATCGAGAGTCAGCGGGCATGGAGATCCTTCATGGTGTTTGGGGTGGAGACAACGTATGTACGCTGTACAGACATTGTACCACGGAATGGCGCGGAGTGCGGAGACAACGTATGTACATTGTACAGACATTGGGACAGGTGGAAAGCGGAGCGCGGAGACAACGTATGTACGGAGTACAGACAATGGACACAGAGCACTGGCGGAAGGCGGATACAACGTATGTACATTGTACAGACAATGGACACACGATTGAAACCGCCCGAAGGAGACAACGTATGTACGGAGTACAGACAACGTATGTACACCGAACCGGCGGTGAACACCGATCAACAGAGGGGGGGTACGTAAGTACTCGGAATCATGCGCAACAGATCAACAGACAAAACGTGTTTCTCAACCCCTACAGTCCCGCGGGGGGGGAAAAAGAAAAACACGACTCCCCCGCTACTCCTATACGTGTAAGAAAAACGGTGTTGATCGTGTTGATCACCTTTCAAGCTCCAGAAACCCGTGTTGATCACCGTGTTGATCCGTGTTGATCGTGTTGATCACCTTTGGAGGCCGATAATGCAAACCAGACTCTTCCCGCTCACCGCAGAACCGTGGCTGCACGGCAGCGACCTTGAGGAGCTTCTTCTGGCGTGGGACGCCGCGCCGGGAGACTCGGACCTATTGGCAAGAGTGCGCGCACAGTGCGGACCGACCGACACCGCCAGGGAAGCGCGGGACCAGCTGGCGCTTCATCGCAGAGAGTGGGCTGTCCGCCGGGCTGCGGTTGACGTAAAGCCGGCCACGGAGTACCCTGACTCACCGCCGGTTGTTGTGCGCGGCCCTTCGAGGTGCGCGTGAACGGCCAAGAATCCCCACTCAAAAAAAGGACGGCAAGCGGTGGCTAAGTCCGGGCCCAAACCAAAGCTGCTGAACCCGGCGATCCTTGCTCGCTTGTGTGAGGCCATTCGCACTGGCGCCACGATTGAACTGGCTTGCAAGTACGCTGGAATCAACCCGACCGTCTACTATGACGCCGTGAACAAGGGCAAGTCTGGCGATCCGGAATGGCAGGGCGTGATCGCGGAGATCACCGACGCTGAAGGCGCCGGCGCTGTGGAGATGCTCACCACAGTGACCAACGCCGCGCGGAATGGCACGTGGCCGGCTGCGGCGTGGATGCTCGAGCGCCGGTATCCAATGATGTATGGCCGCTCGGAGTCTCGGTTCATCCAACAGGCTGAACCCGTGGAGCCCTACCAGACCCGTGAGGAGCTGATCAAGGCGCTGGCTTCCATTCCGGCGGACGTGCTCTCCGATGCACTGGCCGCACGGAAGCAGCCCGCGTGATCGTTGACCTCGCCAGAATCGGTGCCACGCTCACACACCGCCGGCTCCAGCTGTTCCAACCCAGTCCGGCGCTCGCGGGCTTCATGGCCAGTGAGGACAAGCGGATACTTGTCCGAGCCGCCAACCGCGTTGGCAAGACGAAGCACGCCGCCGCAAAACTCGCGGGGCTCATGCTGGCCACCGGCCACCGCAGGTATCGGGCCGTCGCCGTCAACTACACTCAAAGTATCGCCGTGGTCGGTCAGTACCTGCGGGACTTCTTGCCACAAGCCGCGCTTGCGCCAGGCTCCCGGTTCACGCTGGAGAACGGTTGGTCACATCAGCTGATCGTGCTCAACAACGGAACCACGTGCGAGATCCGGTCACAGGACCAAGCGCCTATCGCTCACGCGGGCTCGGACCTTGACGGCGTGTGGCTGGATGAGATCCCGCCGTCCGACATTCTCCAAGAGAACATCTTCCGCGTCATGGCCAAACAAGGCTGGCTCTGGCTGACTGCCACGCCGATAGGTCGACCTGTGGAGTACCTGCGGACCGTGGCCGAAAGCGAGGACTCCGCGTGGACCCAGTACGTGGCGCCGCTCAGCCACGCAAACTGTCCATGGTACGGCGGCGAACAGGTCGATGAGTGGCTGACCGAAGCCCGCGCCTTCCCGGACTCGTTCGAGCAACGGATCAACGGCGCTTGGGAAGGAACTACGATGAGCCGCACGTTCACCGGGTTCGACACCTCGTGTCTGATCGGGGAGGACGATCCAGCGCCGAAGCAGTGCAAGATCGGCGTAGGGCTTGACCACGGTGAGCACGCTGGAAGTCAGGTCGCCGTCCTCGTGGCGTGGAACGCGTCCGGTATCTGGGTGCTGGATGAGGCCGTGAGCAAGAGCGCAACGACACCGGCTCAGGACGCCGTGGCGATCCGGGAGATGCTGAACGCCAACGGCCTTGACGTACACCAAGTGGACGTGTGGATCGGGGACGTGAACAGCGCCGGGAAAATGGGCGCCGGGTACAAGGTGAACGAGATCCTCGGGCTGGCGCTTGCTCGTGAGGCCGGGCACCATCGCCAGGGCTTCAAGATCGTGACGCCGCAGAAGGGCGCCGGCTCGGTGGACATTGGAGAAAAGCTTTTGAACGCCGGGTTCCTACGCCGTCAGGTCCGAGTTCATCCGCAGTGCGTTCAGGTGATCAAAGGCTTGAAGCACAGCAAGGGGCTAAAGACGGACGAACCTCTGAAGCACGCGCTGGACGCCTTGCGTTACATCGTGCTGGAGCCGTTACAGGCCATGAACACCAACCGCGCCGCTCCCCGTCGCTATCAACTCTGAGGCCGTACCATGCTGATCCCTGACAACGAAGTTGACGCCGCCCGCTGGCAGTACACCAGAATGTGCCGGAACATTTTGGGCGGCACGTGGGAGCTTGAGATCCTGACCCGGATGAAAGAGCAGTACGGCTTGAACAACGTGAACAACATGGGCCGCCCATCTATGTCGGTCAATCTGTACGCCAACACAGTGGACCAAGTGGCGATCATCTACACGTCGCCGGGCGTTGTGACCAACGAGCTCCTCACCGACCAGACCGCCGCGATCTGGACTGACGTTATGGAGGGCTGTCACCTGTGGGCAATGTGCCAGGAGATGAACCGGAAGGTGGTTGGGCTGCGGGAAAGTTTCTACCACATCGTACCCACGAGCTCGGGACTCCAGCTTCAGATCGTGACGCCGGATGAGATCGTGGTCCTCGCTACCACTGGCGACGCGTCAACGCCCACGGCCTTGAAACGCGCAATCACCATCGCCACCACGGATGAGCATGGCCGCGCGGTCCACCGGGACTGTTGGGAGATCTGGGACGTGAGCGATCCAGCCGCGCCGCGCCATGTTGTGATCGACGGCGCCGGCCTTGACGTAACGCTTCAGTGCTACCCCGATCACACTGGCGAGTACGTCTACACCGATGAGAACGGCCCGTTCCTTCCGTGGGAGTTGTACCGTGGCCGCTACACCGGAGAGACGTTTGACCCGTACTGGGGCTCGGAGCTCGTTCACGGGACGCTGGACATAGCGATCCACTGGACCATGTGGGGCGTGTGTCTGCGGAACAACTCGTGGCCCGTGTCGTGGCTCATGGATGCGGACGTTCCCGGTATGTCCGCCGTTGACAACGTGAACGGCTTCACGAGCTCACCGCCGGACTCCATCGAACTCAGCCCAAACAGTATCCTCCGGTTCAAGTCCGAGGGCCAGCCGGGTGTTGGCAAAGTGGGCCAGCTTCAGGCCGCAGACGCCAAGAGCATGGCAGACGCAATTCTCATGAAGCAAGCCACGATCTTGAACAACGTAGGCATCCACCCCGACGATCTCAGCCAGTCTGGCCAGCCTCAGTCTGGCGTGGCGATCCAGCTGAAGCGGAGCTACCAGAGGAAGGTGGCGCTTGGCTACGTTCCCATGTTTCAAGCTGCGGACCAGCGGCTGTTCGCAAAAATGGCGCGCACGTGGAACATCTTCTATGGCGCCGGAGTCAAGCTTCCGGTGGACGGCTGGAAGATTGAGTACAGCCTACCCGAGACTTCCACCGATGAGTTCTTGGCCGACCTCAAGCGGGATGAAGCCTTGATTGAGCTTGGACTGAAGTCCACGGTGGACCTCGCCATGAAGCTGTACAACCTTGACGAAGCCGCGGCTATTGCCAAGCTCCAGAGCGTGCGCCAGATGAACACGCTGTTCCCATTCACTCCCCCAACCGTCAAACTCTAAGGAAGAACAACATGGCCGACGATCTGAACAACGCTGAAGAACGAATCCAAGCTCTGATCCGCGAGCGAAACGCCGCCCGCTCGGACCTTCAGGAAGCACGCGCCGAGATCGCGTCACTCACCGAATCAGGCACGGCAACCAAAGGCGCGACTGAAGCCGCGGTGAACGCCGCTCGCGCTGAGATGCAAAGCAAGATCACCGAGCTCGAGGGACAAGTTCGAAGAAGTGCAAACCGCGCCCTGCTCCTCGAGGACAAGATCCCCGCGGACGGAATGGACGATCTGTTGGAGTACCTGGACTACCAGTACGGACGGATCAGCGTGGACGACGGCGCCCAGAAACCCGAGTTCAGCGACTGGTACAAAGAAGCCCGCAAGACCAACAAGGTTCTGCGCGCCGCCATGAAGCCAAGCGTGGCCGCTGGCGCGCTCGAGGACTCCACCGAGGTGAAGCCGGAACCCAAGGCCGCGCCTAAGCCTGTGGCTAAACAGAACGTGGTTCAGCCGAAGCCCGGGGAGACCGGACGGGAAGTAGTGCTGTCCAAGGTGAAAATGGGAACGCCAGAATGGCAGTCCGCTAAAGACCGGCTGGCAAAGTCCGCGTTCTCGCGTAGTTGACAATCCGCCGAGTGGTGGTAGTCTAAAGAAGAGCGGTCGCCCACGTGACGGGTATCCCACAGCGGTGGCCCACGTGACGGGCGGGAGAAGTCAATCCAACCTTCTACCCGTCAATGGAGGCCACCATGGCCGCAGATACCTACGCCTCACTCAATTCTGATCTTGGTCTTGCCGCCTACCTCAACATGGCGTTCATCGAACTCCTCCACGAAACCAAAGACCTGAAGGAAGTAGCTCAGTTTTTCCCGTTTACCGGCGGCGCTGGTTCGGCTGCTATGAAGCTTCGCCAGATCCAGCCCGTGGACGCGTTCACGGCTCCCGGTGAGGACACCGCTCCGAGCATTACCAACTTTACCACGGCCAACAAGACCTTGACCGTAGCCAAGGCCAACCTGTACCGCTCGGTAACTGACCTCGCGTTCATCACCGGTGAGATGGAGGCTCAGCAGCTTGTGTCCTCGTTCGCCAAGAGCTTGGTGTACTACCGTTCTTCGCTCATCGCCGCTCTTGGTGCGGGCTTCACGGCCAACACCGCAGTGGGTACCACCGGCGTGGCGCTGACCGTGGACACCGTGTACGCCGCTATGTTCGCGCTCCGTAAAGCGCTTGTGGTTGGCGATCTGGACTTCGTGTCTCACCAGACCGCGATCACCCAGTTCCAGGCGTCCCTCCGTGGCGAGACTGCTACCCCGTTCCAGATCGCACCCGCGACCCAGAGCGCGCTCAGCACCGCCGACACCGGGAACGTGTTGTTCAACTGGATGGGGATCAACTTCCGCAGCCACGCGTCCGTCCCCAAAACCAACATGAACGCGGACTACTCCGGCTTCATGGTGGGCAAGGGCGCTATCGCCTTCACCGAAGCGCCGGTCTCCGGGTTCGTTCGCCAGTACGCGTTCAATCCTCAGACCTTGGCCGGCGAAGAAGCGATCATCTGTCAAGACCTCAGCACCGAGGCCAAGGGTAGCCGCTCGTGGATCTGCCACTACTACCCCGGCGTCACCGAGCTCGAGGACGCCCGCGGCGTTCAAGTAGTCTCGTCCGTCTGATAGTTCAATCACCGGGCGCCCCAGTTGTCGGGGCGCCCACTTCCGGAGCTCATGGATCTAACCGCCAAATCATTCTCCCCAGAACGCGTTCGTACCTCAAAAGAGGCGCGGGATTATCTCCCTGTCGAATGGCTGAACAACGTCCACGAGCTGATCCACAAGCCGCTGGACTGGGAAGTGAAAGACGGGCGGTGGCTCCCGGTTCTCTCTCCGATCTTTTTCATGCGTGGTCTCAACAACTACGACGACAACGGCCAGACGGACCCCGAGGCCGTCCGGCGCATCTACCGGGCCAAGGGCTGCGCGTGCATTGTTCCCGACGATGACAGGTTGGGCGAATACAAACACTACATCGCCACGGTCCCCGCCACGAACCCGGCCTATGGCTCGGTTGGCAAATATTACCTGACGATCTTTGAGTCTCCCGAAATGGTAGCCGGACGCGTGATCTGGCGCCGCGATGAAAAAGCGTTTGACGCGTTCCGCGCCCACCTTGTGGACGTTGGGATTTGTGTCATGAACTCCACCATCGCCGAGCTTGTGATCGCGTCAAAACGCGAGGCGCTCAGCACAATGGAGCAAGTACCGTTGAACACCACGAGCAAGCAGCGCACGATCACCAAGCTCTCCGCGGACATCGCGGCTATGGAGCAGCTGCTGACCGGGCTGGCCAAACCAAAAGCCGCAAGCGTAAAACGCACCTTCCGCGTCGAACGCGATACTAACCCCCACACTCCGGACTAACCCCATGCCTTACTCTTCTGGCGACCTCGTGACCGTTGACGGCGTTGACTACACCGTGTCTGGACCTGCGGACGCGTACACCGTTGTGGACTCGGACGGCAACGAGATGATCTTCAGCATGGCCCAGCTGGAAGCCGGGCTGGAAGAAGTAGCCGAGCCCGAGGAGCACGACGAGATGGAGATGGAGATGCCGGCCACGATGAAAGACGTGAAGCCCGCGGACCGATCCAAAGTCAAGGCCGCGCTGGCTAAGGCGGCGTTCGGTGGCTGAGACAAAGTTTGTTGGCACGGGTTCGGGCGAGCAGCCCGGATCGCGTCAGGCCATGGACGCGGTTACGCGTGATCTGGTCAAGGGTGGCGTCAAGCCAGCCGAAGCCGAGCGCAAGGCCCGCGAGCTCGCCAGAGACTGGGACCGGAAGAACAGCCGGTAACAGAAGAGACTTTCAACCCCCTCCCCTTCAGAGGTTTACATGCCCGCTTCGATCAAGTCCACCACTCCTTTCCAGTTCTACCGCCGGCTTGCGTACGCGGGCGACGGCGTAGCGATCCAGACGATCACCGCCGCGTTGACGATCACTCCGTACTACGAAGAGATGATCGCGCTGAACCCGTCCACGGCTAGCCGCGTGGTCACGCTCCCGACTGTCGCTCAGGGCGCAAAGAAGGGCCAGTGGCACTTGATCTTCAACAGCGGAAGCACCTACAGCCTGACGATCAATCGCCCCGCGGCCACCACGTTGACCACGCTGGCTCCCGGCCAGAGCTGTCACGTTGTGTTCTCGGGTACCGCTTGGACCGTTGTCCACGCGCCCGCTGGTAGCAGCTCGCTCCAAGGCGCGGCGGTGTTCAAGTCCACCGAGCAGACCGGTACGGGTTCGCCCCAGACCGTCGCCCACGGCCTTGGCAGCATTCCCGCGCTGTTCTACGCGGTCCCCTCGAACCTGACCGGCGGCGCGTACGTGGTCTCGGCTGAAAGCGCCGACGCCACCAACGTGACGCTCACGGTCACTTTGGGCGAGAAGTTCAAGATCATCGCGTTCAAGTAAGGAGCGCGCATGTACTCCATTGACTCACAGCTTCCCTCATTCTATGAGAGGACACGGGCTCAAACCGTGTCCCTGCCTGTCTATTCGGGCGGTTCTGTCGTGTCAGTGGTGTCCGGCGTGTTCACGCTCAAGGACCAGTCCACGATTACGGTGGTCACCGGCGCCACGGTTCAGACCGGTGGAGTCCCAAGCTACACCGTGACGGCGCTGGACATTCCGTTGGCCACCTCGCTCTCAGCGTACTGGCAAGAGGAGTGGGTTCTAACCTTTGGGGACGGCCACGTGGAGACTTTCCGCCGGGACGCGTACCTGTGTCTCCGGCTGCTCCATCCCACCGTAACGGAGCCTTTGCTGATCCGCCGCGTGGCTGACCTCGCCGCGATTCGTCCGCCCACGATCTCCAGCTACCAGCCTTATTTGGACGAGGCGTGGGGGATGTGCCAACGGCGACTCCTTCAGGACGGCAAGCGGCCCTACCTAATCATGAATGACTATGCGTTGACCGACTGGCACGCGGCCATGGCGCTGGACTTGATCTTCACGGACTTGTCCACGTACAGCGGTGACGGGCGGTTCGGTGAGCGCGCCGTGGTCTACCGCGAGGAGGCCGTGGCGGCGTTTGACCGGCTCAGGCTCGAGTACGATATGACCGAGGTCAACACGCGGGCGAGCTCCGCGCCGTCCGTAGCTGCCAGGCCCTTGATTTACACCAACTACGCACCGAGCATGGCTTACCGCCCGTTCGGACCTCGGAGGATCTGACCATGCCCTACGTTTCTACTGTTGTTGGCCCCACGATCTCTGTGATCAAAGGCCGCGCCACCTACCGCTGGACCATCGCAGAAACCGGCGCGGCACCCACGGACACGTTCACGCTGGCCGGCGCGCCGGCGGTTGGAACCGTGACGTTGTACCGCGCAAACCTGACCGCTGGTACCGGCGTCACGATCAACCCGCGTCTGGGTCGCACGCTGGCTTTCACGACCACGACCAACGATGTGATCGGGGTGAGCGCAACCACGGCGGCGCTGATCAACGACGGGACCAACCTCAAGTATAGCGGACTCACCGCCGGTAAAATCTACGGACGTTCGCTCCCCTCCAACGCCGCAGCCGATCACGCGGTCTCGACCGAGATTGTGGTGGTCGAAGGGATGGACGTATGAGCTGGTCACAGAACACCGGCGCGAGCTCGAGCACGGGTCTCCCCGCCAACTTCATGTCCCAGCAGTATGGGACTGGAGCTATGGGCGATCTTACCGTTGGAACCGGCATCACCACCACGTTAGCTAAGGACAGCTACTACAACAACGTCACGATCCAAGGCACCGGCGCGTTGAAAACCAGCGGCTGGCGTCTGTTCGTGGCGGGTACGCTGACTATCAGTAGCGCGGGCTCGGTGAACGACGACGGCGCGTCCGCCAGTGGGTCCAGCGGCGGCGCGGCGTTGGCCGCTCGTGGCTCGCTTGGTGGTGCGTCAGGCTTGGGCGGCAGCGGCCACAGCGCCATGGCCAACGGCACAAATGGTGGCGGCGTCACCATTAGCAGCTTGAACAACGCAAACGGATTTGCTTCCGGTGGCGCTGGTGGAGCTGCTTTCAGTGGCGCTCAAGTGGGTGGAGCGGCTGGCGCTGCTACGGGCGGCGCGACGCTCCAGTCTATCTGGGGCTCGTTTGACAATGGTCGGTTGAACACCGCAGCCACGTTCACCGGTGGCGGCGGCGGTGGTTCGGGCTCCAACAGCACCGTAACCACGGCAACCTCCGGCGGCGGCGGCGGTGGCGCGGGCGGTGTTTGGGTGGCGGCGCGGGCGATCACCAACGCTGGCCGGATCAGCGCCAACGGTGGCGCGGGCGCAGCTGCGGCGGGTACCGGCAACTCCTCGGGCGGCGGCGGCGGCGGCGGTGGGTTCGTGACGGTGATCACGGACACGCTCAGCAGCGCGGTAGGAACCGTCCAAGCCGCTGGTGGCGCGGGTGGTGCGGCTATCGGGACGTCGTTTCCCGGAGTGGCGGGTACGGCTGGTCCTACCTGCATTATCGGAATGAACGGGTGAGCGTTCGCGAGCGCCAAGATCACACGCTCCGGAGCTTGCTCACGCAAGTGGACTCCGTGCTGTGTGGGACTGGGCTCAAACGTTCGCCCGCTCTGTTTAGCGCCGGCGACCTTCCCAAGAGCTTGGTGGACAACAGCTACTGCATGGCAATCCAGAGCGCGGACACCCAGCTGTACCGCGAGGGCGGCGAAGACTCGGCTCGCGTGGTCCACGAGCTCAAGCTGTCGGTGCTCAAGCAAATCCGGCCTATGGCTCAGTTTGAGTCTCTGCTGGCTGCGGGCGACATCGAAGAGCGGATCATGGCCGTCATGCTCCGGCGCTCAAACCTTCCGTACGCGGTGGTCAAGTGGATGGACACTCGCCGCACCCCTACGCCGTCCAGGGAGTACATGATCCTTGAACTTACGTTCACGTTGGAATGTGACTGGTCATGGAGCGGGCTCACCGCTTGATCGTTTTCGTGCTACAACCTTTCCACCTCGGAGTCCCTCATGCCTGAATCCACAGTTGTCCGCACGAAGCGCGACGGCCAGATCTTGTTCGCTGACAACGGCGCGGCCAAAACGTACACTATTGTTCGTGAGGACGGCTCTTTCACGTTGAACATGCCGGATTACTCTATTGTCCACGTGTTGGACCGTGGCGTGATCGGTGCGATCCCCATGATCCGAATCGGAGACGAAGCTCCGATGTCCGGCGGGTTCTCCGCGTACCTTTCAGACCTTGGTGACACTGGGAACAGCTACACCAGCCTGAACGATCTGATTATGCGGTTCACGGCTCGCTATGTGGCCACCAACTGGGTCTCCACGATGGGCGCTAACTCGGACGTGTTCACCGTGACGTGTACCTACACCATCGACGGAACGCCGTTCGGCGAGGCGGACAAGAGCTTGGTGCTTCCGTTTTGTGTTCTCCGCGGGAACATCGCAGAAGGCGACCCCAACAAGTTCGCGTGCAGCTTCACGTCCTACGCCGTCCGCCCCACCCTGTCCTAAGGAGCTCCGATCATGGGAAACGCTACCGCTTCAGTCTCTCTTTCGATCACCGCTCGGGACGTCCTCAGCGCCGGCTTGAAAGCTGGTGTCATTCCGATCCAGTTTGCCACGGCTGTGGAGCTCAACAACGGTCTGGCGGACGGCCAGATTGACCTTGCTTGGACAGCCAGCCGCGTGGCCATGCCCGCGTCCGCTACCACCAACATGGACCTGTCTGGCGCGCTCACCGACTCGTTCGGGAACGTGGTTCAGTTTGCCGAGGTGGTGTTGATCGCCCTCCGGAACAACCGGACCACGGCGCTGGCCAACCTGACGTTAGCGCCCGCTGCGGCTAACGGGTTCGGGCGTCTGGCTGCTGGCCTTGGCTTCTGGCCCGCGGACATCGCGGCGGACGCGGACCAAGGAAACGTCTGCTCTCCCGGTGGCTGGCTTGTCCTGTACGCGGCGGACGGCGTACCCGTCACCCCCGGCACCGCGGACATCCTCTCGATCACCACGAGCGCAGTGGCCGGCTCCACCAACGCGTGGGACATCCTCGTTCTCGGTCGCTCCGCGTAGTCTCACCCCGCACCATAGGAGGGTTTGTCCATGCACGCCCACTCCCCCGTCATTCTCGAAAAGATCCAGAAACTTGAAACCGAGATGGATCAGATCTGGCCCGGCTGGCGCCAGAAGCAGCCTTTTGGCGAATGTGCCTACGACCTCAAAGCACGCATCAAATGGTGTCTGAAGCGTCTGGCGCTCCTCGCTGAAGGCAACGATTGGGACGTTCTAATCGTTCGGGACGCTCGCAACTCTCAGCAGTGCTACGCGCACCCGGTCCTCCCGGCCACCGAGCGGTTTGAGACCGTGACCAAAGAGCCGCCGTCCCCGCTGGCGCTTGGAGGTGGCGAGTGAAGCCCCGCGTCAAACCGATCTCCATTCCGTCCCCGCTTCCGGACCGGTACTGGCAGTTGGTGATCGGAGACCACGCCGCGCTCACCTTCCGCCACCCGTACTACGGCGTGGCAAGCTCGGTGGTCCGTTGTTTGATCGCTCACCGAGACCAGGACAAAGACCTCAGCCCACAGGAGACCGCAGAACGTGTACTTCCGTTTGCCGGGCTGGTGGTCGGTGTGTGCTGGTATGACTCGGGCCGCGAGCTTGAGACTCAGCTGGACCTCTCCAAGCTCGAGTTCACGGACCTGTTGGCATACGGGAACAAGGTGGCCGAGGAGCTACAGGACAACGGCTTCACGCTGCTGGACTTGATCGAGCTTCTCGCCGGTATTGCTCCAGAGCTGTACCAGCGCCAGAGCTTGATCAACATGGCCATGGCCCGCTCCAGTTTTTCCGCAGCCCCCACGGACGGTTTGACGCTCTCCTAATCGAACATGGCGCCAGACACCTTGGGGGCGTACACGCCGCCTACGATCTTCCGGAGGACCAGTACGTGGATCTCGTCGCTCACCTGATCACTCGAGACTCTGAGGACGGCTGGCGGAACACGCTGGCTCCGGTCTCCGCGGGTGATCACGTTCGCATGACAAACGTCCAGCGCGCTCCGGCCACCACGCCGTCCAGCGATCCAGCTCTGTCCGCGTTCGCAGACTGGGCCGCACGCTAATGGGACTTGAAGTACCCGTTCGGCTCGAGTCCATCGAACAGTACATCATTCAGAAACACCGCGGGTTTCGGTATCTGGAGCTCTCCGAGATCCAAGAGCTTGATCAGCTAGCTGAGTTGATCGTGGCGGACATTGAAGAAGCGTGGCCGGTGGACACGTCAACCTCAAGGGACGCGTTCCGGTTTGAGCTCATGACCGGCGGACAGGTTGGCTTTACGATCTTCAACGACGTGGACTACGTTGAGTTCATCGTGGAGCCCGGCTCCGCGAGCGTGGCGAACGGCGGGACTCCGATCATAGACATCATCATCCCGCAGGTGATCAGCGACAACCGCGAGCTATTGTTGGCGCAGATGCGGACCGCCGTGGATATTGCTGAAGCCGCGTACGTGGAGCCCACTCCGGGTCCAACGAGGCGGCGCCGTGTCCGTTGAAGCGATCTCCACGTGTGACTTTGGCGACTTTCAGAGGCGCTTGACCGACATTGAACGGCGCGTGTTTGTGAAGCACGAGTCACGGATCTTGAAAGCGTTCAAGCGTTCGTGGGTTGGCTGGCTGTACCGTGGACGGCCAGCTGGGGATGAACGGAACGTGTCTCTCAAACAGTGGTCCAGCCGGATTGAGACCACGAGCACAACCGCGGTCACACTGTACATCCTCAACACCGCGGACTACTCCGGCGGAGTCCATCGGTCCGGTACTCCCGTGATCGAGTGGGAGCGCATCTGGGAGGAGGTCCAACTGACTTTGATCCCGGCCATGATCGCGGATCTCAAACGTGCGATAGAGGACGATCTGAACGCGCCGGTGGCGCCTAAGAAACTCGGACCACGTGGTGGCCCCAACAAAGCTGTGAGGACATTCACCCTATGAGCTCCGTCAACATCCCGATCACCGGTGACGCGTCCTCGCTTGTCAACGCGACCAACAAGGCAAACGCGGCGCTTAACAACCTGGGAGCGAGCGCTGACAAAGCCAGCGCCAAGGTTACGCCCGCGCTTGGTGGCATGGGAGGCGCAGCGTCCAAGGCTGCGGCGGCTCTCGGTCCGCTCGGTGGCGTGCTCAGCAAGATCTCACCAGAAGCCGGCGCGGCGGCCAGCTCCATCGCGGGACTTTCGAGCGCGGGTCAAGGGCTCGCGGCTGCGGGCGCTGCTGTCGGTGTCTCCATGTCGTCCATGCTCGCGGTCATGGGTCCGGTGGCTATCGCTGCGGCGGCGCTTGGTGCGGTTTACTACGTGCTCTCCAAGGACTTGGAGAAGGTGGAGGAGGCCAACAACAAGGCCGCGGCCAGCTCTGAGGCGGCTACTGCGGCGTTCGTGAAGCTGGAAGGTCTGAAGCGTTCGATCACGGACCAGAACCTGATCGCCACGGGTCAAGCGACCAAGAAGGAGCTCGAGCTCCGGGACGCGCTCAAGAGCGTGACCGATGCGTACGGACCTCAGATCAAGAAGCAACAGGAGGCCGTGGACGCGATCACAAAGGGGAACGTCGAATGGATGTATGGGGACACCCAGAAGGCCAAGGCGTACAAAGAGGCCAAGGCCGGTCTGGACGCGCTGAACGAGCAACAAGGAAAATACCTCCAGCTGACCGTCCAAAACGCGGTCATTGAGCCAAAAAGCACCAAGGCCAAGAAGGACAACGCCGCGGCCAGCCGCGAACAAGCGGACGCCACCAAGGAGCTGGCGCGGCTCCAAGCCATGGCGGACGCTGCGGACGCGGAGCGTGTGTCTCGAGCTCGCGCCGCGGTGGAAGCGATCCTGTCCGCGGTGGACGCCACCAACGCGTTGACCGCGGCCACAAGCCAACTCGGAGAGACTGAACACGAGCGCGTGGCGCGGGAAGGGTTTGAGCGAGACGCCGCGCTGAAGAAACAGATCGCGGCCAACAAGGCTGTGGGCGTCGACACCGAGAAGCTTGAGAAGGCCCGCAGAGACAACCACAAATATACCGCGGAGCAGCTGGCCGCGCTGGACAAGCAGACGGCCAAGGACGCGGTGGACGCGGACGACGAAGCCACCAAGGCGCGCATGGAGAACGCCAAGCTCCTCGCCGACGCCATGACTGGCTACGCGGTCGAAGGTCTCGAGGCCATGGCCGCGGGGTTTGAGTCAAACTACCAGGCGAGCGTGTCCACGGCGAAGAGCTTGACGGACCAGTTGATCGCCGGCGACGAAGTGTACACCCAAGCCCAAAAGCGTGAGCTCACGCGCCGGATCGCGGACCAACAAAAGCACGCTCAGGAAGCGTTCGCGATCTCCAAAGCGGCCAAGCTCGCGGCGGCGGCGATCACAACGGCCATGGCCGTGATCAACGCGCTGAACGATGGTCTCGAGGTGGGCGGTCCGGCTGGTCTGATCATCGGTCCAGCGGCGGCTATCGCTGCGGGCGTGGCTGGTGGCGTTCAGATCGCGGCCATCGCTGCGGAGCAGCCCAGCTTCCACAGCGGCAAGTCTCCGGACGAGCTCCAAGCCACCATTCTGAAGAAGGAGGCCATACTGAACAGCACCGCCGCGGCGGCTATGGGCTCACGTCAGATTGAGCGCATGAACAACGGTCAGATGCAAACCCAACAGCCCACCGGACCGGCGCCTATTGTGCTGGGACACCGCGTGTTTGAAGCTGGACTGAAGCGCTCCATGGAGTCCGCTGGCGTGCTCCGCGAGGCGCTCCACTCCGGCGCGGTATATGGACATCGCAAGAACAGGAGGATCTCCAGTGTCTGATCGTACCCCGACGAATCCCGCCCAGTATCAAGCGATTGTCCGCCAGACCTCCGGAGCAGTCTCCACCAACACGGTCTCGCTTTCCACCGGCGGGACGTGGGCTCCACCGGTCCGCACGCTGTTGACGTCAACCGGCGGGAGTCCAGTTCAAGGCCCGGCGTACGGCAACCTGTACGCGTCTGGCACGTTGGACGGAGCGTCCGCCGCGAGCTTGACGGGCGTCCCTGGCGTTGGCCCCTCGGTGACCGTGGTCAGTACTACCGAGACCCCACGGATCACCATCGCGCCGTACTCGTTGACCATGCTCCTCCTCCCGACTGCGGGACAGGATCCGCCCACCTCGCTCTCCGGGATGGACATTCTCAGCCTGTCGACCACGGCCACCGAGTGGACAGGGATGAGCATTTGTACGCACCCGTCCGGCGCCATGACTGCGATCAGCGTCCACAACGCCGCCTCAATCTCGGTGTGGCATAGGCCACTGGCGGGTTCGTGGGCGGCGCGGCTGGACCTTCCGATGTACTCGGCTCCAAGCTCTGGTGGCGTTGTTGCCACGCCACTCAAGAACGTGGCTGCTGTCGTGGCGTTGCCTGACGGTGGGTGGGTAGCGTTTGGCATTGACGCCAACGGTGAGATCCTGTCGTGGCGTTCGGCTCCGGACGAGGATTCGGTATCTGTCACGGCCAAGCGCTCGCTGGCTCAGTACGCGGGTGCCAACGTCGCCCCGTACACGTCCTACCAGATGCGCGCCGCGTACCAGAACGGTCAGATCTCGTTTGCGCTCTCGGTGGCCAACGGAGCAGCCAACGACGTCCGAATGTACGCGAGCTCCGATCTCGGTGGCACGCTCGAGTACATCCAGACCATTGATCACGCGGGGTACGCGGACGTTGCTGGCTGGAACGGTGGGTTCGTTCTCGCGTACATCGCGGACAACGCAGCCACGGCCAGCGCTTCCCTTGTTCCGTACGTGCGCCGATCCGCCAACGCGTTTGATGGGTTTGCTGGCGCCGTCCCGTCTTTGGGGACTACCACCACCAACCTCCAAGAATGGGGCTCATTGAGCGGCGGCGGGACGTTCACCGCGGGCGAGCTCGCGCTGTGTGCTGACGATACGGGGACGCTCTGGCTGTTTGGCAGCGACCACGACGCCGCGGGCGGTGCGCTCCTCGAGGCGTACGTGAACCAGTCCCTGGACGGTGGGATCACGTGGACAACCGTTGGGACGGGCGTAGGCCCCGGTACCGGTCTCGCGTGGTGGCGCTCGGTGGACGCGGGGACCAACTTCACCGACTACGCCATGACCGCTCAAGGCTCGCGGATCGTGGGCGTGGCACAAGCTCATGCCAGCGTGAACAACGCGGCGGACTCCTCGCTGATCACGTTCTCGCTTGGTGGGCTGACGCTAAACCCGATGCCGCAAACGGGAACCAAAGACCCCACCCCAAATCAAGCCAGCGGCTTCCGGTCCAACTGGGCCGCGATCAACCTGCCAGAGAACACCGGCGCGCTCTGGACGTTCAGCACCGTTGGAGCTCCCGGGGTCACCATGACCGGGCTTGGGATGCGCTCGCTTGGAACCACGCTCGTGGACGTCGCCAACTGGACCTCCGCGCCGGCGTGTAGCTTGTCCGGCGGTATCCGGCTTGAGGCCCGCGGGATTCGAGTGGACTCCGGGTACTTCGAGCTCCGCGCCCGAATCGGAGACGCCACACCGAGATCGTACGATGTTCGCGTACGTTGCACCCCGACCACGATCACCGTCACGGACATGAACGGCGGTGGCGCGGGTGTTCCAACAACTCTGTACACCGAGACTGCGGACGTCCAGAGTCTCCGGATATGGCTGTACGAACACAACCCAGCTGGCCCCACGGCCCGCGTGTTGGTGGACTATCTCAGCGCCGGGTCCGCCGCGGTCAAGCGTGTTGGAAAGGGCGTGGACGAATGGTTCACTGGCCAGTCTGGCTTCTCCATCGTGCAGCCGGGGACCGTGACCACGGACCGCGCTTCATTCGCGGTAGGAGGAAACGGGATCAATCTCATGGACGCGTACGTTCGGACGGTCTCGGTAGGCACCAATGGAAACCCCGGCCTATCCTCCCGGCTGCTGGGTCAGGCGCTGCTCCCTACCACCTCGTTCGTGGGCGAGCTCGGATTGAAGCTCGCCGGAATTGGATTGTTTCCGAGCGGCGCCGCGTGGCAGATCGATACTTCGTTTCCGTACCCCGCGGTGAACACCAACCCGCAGGTACAATCCAGTCCTCAGTCTGGTGGCCGGTTTGACCAGGCGATGGGTGCCAGCATGGTTGTGGCTGGCGAGCACCAAGGCGGGATCATGGCCGTCTGTCTCCGGAACTGCAACTTCGCTTTGGCCACGTTTGACTACGTGGACCCCATCGCCGGCGCGGTCTCGCGCACGATTGACCTTCGAATCGGAACCGGGCTGAAGTACACTCGGACCGGCTCCATGATTCAATGCGACCCAACCGGCGGGAGCAACATCACCGACTACCTGCCAGAGAACACGCTGGCCGGCGCCACGTTCACGTTTGGCGGTGGCGGAAAAATCCGCACCATCGGGCGCAACACCGGCGGGCGCTGGAGCACTACAGCCACCATGGGCGTGGGTCTCCGTCCCGTGTTGGTCCTCGAGGGCATTGACGGCACCGAGGCCGCTTCCGGAGCTGGTGGTTCAATCTTGTCTCCAGACGTGACCGTTTTGTTCCGGGACGTAGCCGTAGGCGCTAATGGCTTCACGTTGACTGTGGGGCCAACGTCCACGGCCAGCGGCTACATTGAGATCGGGAAGTTCTTTGTAGGAACGGCCATGGTGTTCGCCCGTCGCACGTCCCGCGGCGAACAACACTCCATCGCCACGAACCTTCAGATCACACAGGCCAAAGACGGGACCAGACGCGTGACCAAAGAGGGACTACCGCGCCGCGCCGAGTCCATGGACTGGGTGGACGGCGTGGACACCAGCGACCTCCACCGGCCCAGTCCAGACTACGTGTCCAGCTACACAGGCGGGACCGTCGTGGGTAACTGGAACGCCACGCCGTTTGATATGTTCGGCTTGATCGCTCAGGACGGAGAGAACTGCATGGTGTACCTTCCCAAAGTCCCGGTGGCTGCGGGCGCCGGCATCGCAACCACGATCACGGCCAAGGAGCTCCAGCTGTACGGGCGAATCGCGTCCGACACCCTTCAAATGGACGTGGTGGTTGGCAACGCGTGGACGGGCAGCGCCGGTGAGCTGATCCGAATGGGAACCCTGCTGATCGAGGAGGAGCTGTGAGCACACCTCGCTACCACGTCCTCCTCGAGCTCCAGTACGCGAGCTCCACCTATCGGATCTCGGACGCGTCTTTTGACGTACCCGACGCGTCCACGGGTGACACGCTCACGTTTGAATCCGGGTTTGACAACGTGACCATGCAACAGGCCATGAGCTTTTTGGCTGCGGCGCCGGCGGGAGCGTCTGTCCCGGTTCAAGCCGTGCTCCCTGTCGACGTGGCACAGCTGTACGCCGAGGGCTGGCACCTCGCCCGCAGCCCGGCCACGCTCGCGGTCTGGCTTGAGGGCACCGACTACAGCCAGCGGACCGTCCTAATCAACGGGATCGTGACTGGCCCCAGTTGGCGGTTCGCCGGCGATCCGGTCTCGTTCTCGATCCAGCTCCCGGAGTCCACGTACGTGGTGGAGTACCCGCCGCTCACTCAGCAGATCAGCGGAGACACCGTTGGACAGAACACGGTCCTGACTCTGAGCTTGGACGATCTTGGAGTCACGTACCCCACCGTGTTTGGCTCGCCGGGTAAGACCGGGAATACCTCGTGGGTACCGGGTACTCAAGGCGTGTGGGCGATTCATCAGGGTG